ATACAGAAGTTTTTTCTCATTGATGCGGAAGCTATTACCAAGAGTGCCGTCAATTCACGATGTTATCGGTTAATGGCACATAACGTCCGATGATAAACAATCGTTTTAATGTTGTTTATCATTTGTTAGGTTTAGTTAAAAAATTATTTTACAAATTAAAAATAAAATTATGGAAAACGAAAAACTAAAAATAGAAGAAGTCATAGGGTATTTGCCTTATGAACTATATACAGGAATGCCAAGACTTGGTAAAATAGAAAGATATTTGATTTATGGTTTAAAGAAAAATACATTTGGGGCAGAACCCATTGTTTTTATTGATGACAGTAGACATGGGGATTATAAAAGTTCATATTTAAAAGGCATTATGCCAATCCTGCACCCATTAAAAGACTTGAAAAAGGAGCAATTGTCAAATTTCAGTGTTAATTTTAGAATGTGGTACAATAAAGAAAACTTTGATTTTAATTTAATGATTTATTCAGATATTGAATTATGTCATAAATTACATATAGACTATAGAAATCTTATAAAAAGAAAATTAGCTATTAATATAAATACTTTAAATAATGATTAAAAAGAAATTAATCCTCTTCTTCTTGTTGCTTTCTTTTTTCTATATAAAAAGAAGCTTTTTCATAAGTTTCTTGATTACTTTCAAAATCTTCTTCTATATCTTCATTTAATTCTATTTTATCTTTATCAAAGAATTTTAAAGAATCATGATTAATAGCTTCATCAAAATCTGAATATCTTTTAATAGAATCTTTCATACAATGAATTGTTTGAAAGACTTCTTTACCTTTAATTGTAAAAAAATCTATTTCTAATATATCATCTATATCTAAATCTACTACTTCGCCTGTGGGTAAGCTATATTTCATATATGTTGTTTAATCAAATGTAATTAAAATTAAGCTAATAAAATCCTATAATATTTATTTAACAATTTAATAATATTGATTTTATGAATAAGCTCTCTATATTTGTTTTATGAAAAAAATATTATTAGTTAATAAAGAAGAGAGTGGATCTAAATATCATAGAATTACAATTCCATTTACATTATTAAAACAAAAATTTCCAAAAGAATATGAAATAACTTTTTATTATGAAAAATATCTTACAGAAGAAGTATCAAAACTTTATGATGTTATTGTAATACATTGGACCCATCTTGTAAAATGTTCTCATCTTTCGTTATGGAGAGATAAATATGGATTTAGATTAATTCAAGATGTAGATGATTATTGGGAATTACCTGAAGGCCATCCTGTAAAACAAAATATGGACAAATCTAAATATCAACTAATTGATCAATTAATTTTAGCTGATGGAGTAATTTGTTCTACAAAAGAATTAAAAGAAAAAGTGTTGGATTATAATTCTACCACACTTATAAGAAGTAATTTCTTACCAATTAATAATCCTTTATTCTCTCAATTTAAAATACATATAAGAGATTTTTTTAAAAATAAAAAATTAAATGTAGGAATATGTGGAAGTATAAGTCATTTACCAGATTGGATAGAATTAAATAAGGAATTAATTGAAATTAAAAATGATCCTTTTTTACAAAAACATATAAATTTAGTTGTTTCTGGAGTAAGTACCAAAAATGAATATTCTAAGAAAATATGGGAAAGGATTACAAATTTATTTACTTATGGAATAAAAAATAAAAAGAAATTAGAAGTTATTAAACCAAAAGTATTTGCTTCTAATCTTCCTAATAATTATATGCAAAATTATTTACCTATAGATATATTATTATGTCCTTTAGTAAATAATGAGTATAATAATTGTAAATCCAATTTAAAAATATTAGAATCAGGTTTAAATGGTTCTATTTCAATAAGTAATAATAGAATGTATGATTCTAAAATTAATAATAATTTCTTTATTAATAGTGAAAAAAATCTAAAAAGTACTTTAATAAAATTAATAAAAATGTGGAAATATAGTTCAAAAAATTTTAAAGAACTTGCTGAAAATATGCAAACTAATATTATAGAGTATAATTGTAATTTAGAAAATGAAGAAATTAATAAATTAAATGATTTTTTACAAAAAATTTAAATAAAATGGGAAAACAAGAAGAGAAAAAAGAAACCAATAAAGCATTATTAGTTTTATTCATGATGTGGTTTAATGAGTCAAATAAAGAAACAGGTATTGATTGGATTGACATTGAAGATATTGATGATTTTATTAAAGAAATGAATTTTGAAAATGACTAAAAAATATCAAATAAAATTCCTAAAAATGTAAAATGTAATTGTGGACATACTATAAAAGATCATTATAATGGTGGTTGGTGTCATAGTGGTTCTCATCCTAAAGCAGGAGAATGTGGTTGTACTTGGTTTTATCCTAATGATAAATGGATAATAAAAAATAATAAAAATAAAGAAAAAATTAAAGATGATTAAAAAAATAATGTTAACTATAATAAGTTTATTTCTATCAATTTTGATTTTAAATGCTAAAGATAAAATAGGATTAGCTAGTTATTATGCTAATTCTTTTGAAGAAAAATTAACTAGTAATGGAGAAATATTTACTAATTCTAAATTAACTTGTGCAAGCAATTTTTATAAAATAGGTACAAAGTTAAAAGTTACCAATTTAAGAACTAATAAATTTGTTTACGTAAGAGTAAATGATACTGGAATATTATATGGTATACAATTAGATTTATCTCAAAAAGCTTTTAATACTATTGGTAAATTATCTAGAGGTATAATAAAAGTAAGAATAGAAAAAATTGAACAATTAAATTACAAATTAAATTATAAATTTTATGTTAGAGCCAGGGAAAACTGTAGTCTGTATAAATGATGATTTTGGAAAAGTTCTAAACTCATTAATGAAAGCCGCAATGGGATTAACTTTAGAATTTCCATCAAAAGGAAAAAAATATACAATTAGAAATATTTTTGATAATGAAGGAATAGTAGTATCTGTAACTCTAGAAGAGATATGGAATCCTACTTTTAATATTCCTTTATTAAACAAAAGAAGAGAATTAGCTTTTAAAGCTGATAGATTTGCTCCTCTAGAAGAAAATGAAATGGAAGAAGGGCAAGAAGAAGTGAATGAATTATTACAAGAGATATCTGAGGATGTTTTGCAAATTTATTAAAAAAAAAATTAATGACTAAAACTATTCGTATACCTGGAGGAATATTAACTTTAAATGAAAGTAAAGCTAAATGTCCAAAATGCAATATTAATATTCCTTTTGAAAAAATTGAAGATAAATGGTTTAAACAAGATAATGATTTTATAAGAATGAAATGTACTTGTAAAAAATACATTGGGATAACTACTGATTTTAGAGGGGATTATATAGCTTTTGATTTAAAACCTCCTAAAACTAAATTAATGATTTTAGAATGATAGATAAGAAAATATTTAGCATAGTATATTCAGAAAATCAACCTTGTGAATATACTTGCTATAATAATAGTCATATTAGAACTCCAGAACAGAACTCGTTCATTTTTGAATACAATCCCATCATAGATATTATTGATAATCATACTATTAAAGAAGATTATTTGGGAATCTTTTCTTGGAAATTTTCTTTCAAAACAGGTATATTTAGAAAAAAATTAGATTGGATATTATCAAAACAAACAAAAGAGTTTGATGTGTATATTTTATGTAAACCTTTAAAATATCCTTATATAGCTTTTACAGAAGCTGTGCATCCTGGATTTAAATTAAGATTTAATTTTTTATTAAAAGAAATTGGAAAGGAAAACTTTATTGATAAAGAACCAAAACATACAGTTTATTCTAATTTCTTTATAGCAAAAAAAGAAATCTATAAAGATTTTATTAATACTTGGATTAAACCTAGTATTTTTGTTATGGAAAATAATAAAGAATTAAACAAATTAGTATTGGAAGAATGTAATTACAAAGGTTTACCAAGAGAACAACTTTTAGCTTATACAGGTTTATCTTATTATAACTATGTAACTTTTCTTTTGGAAAGATTATTTAGTTTTTATTTAGAAGAAAATAATCATTTAAAAATATGGAAAGTAACAGAGAATTAAAAAACACTTTAACAATCTACACAATTGCGTATAATGAAGAAATAATGTTACCATTTATGATAGATTGGTATAGAAAAAGATTTCCAGAATGTAAAATTGTTGTTTATGATAACTATTCTACAGATAGTACAGAAAAAATAGCTTTAGAAGCAAATTGTGAAATCATTAAATTTGATACTAATAATGAGATAAGGGATGATTTATATTTAGAAATAAAAAATAATTGTTGGAAACATGCAAAAACTGACTGGGTTATAGTTTGTGATGTTGATGAATTATTAGATGTTAATGAAGAAATTCTTAAAAAAAATGAATATGATATTATTCAAGGAAAAGGATTTGAAATGTGTGGAAAAGATGAAACTTTATATGAAATAAATAAAGGAGTTTATACGCCAGGTTATTCAAAGTGTATTTGTTTTAATAAGATTAAAGTTAAAGAAATAAATTTTGAACCAGGATGTCATATTTGTAATCCACAACCAAAAACTTTACAAATAGGAAAAGAAATAATAAATTTATACCACTTTAAATGGATTTCTTTTGATTATGTTAATTCAAGATATAAATTATTTGCAAATAGAAATTCACAAAAAAATAAACAAAAAGGTTGGGCAGTACATTATTCTTTTTCGGATTTAGTTCAAAAAGAATATTATAACTCTCTTTTAAAAAAAAGAATAAAATTATGGTAAAACCAGGAGTAACAGTGTGCATTACATCTTTTAATAGATTTGATTTGTTATGTCAATGTCTAGATACATTTTTTAAATTTAATACCTATCAAATAGAAAAAATATTAATAATAGAAGATTCTGGAATATTGTCTTTAAAAGAAAAAATATTAAAAAAATATGGAGATAAAGTGGTTTTGATATTTAATGAATTAAATATTGGTCAAGTAAAATCTATAGATAAATTATACAATTTAGTATGTACTGAATATATTTTTCATATAGAAGAAGATTATTTCTTTTATAAAAAAAATTTTATAGAGGATTCTTTATTAATTCTAGAAAATAATATAAATATTAATCAAGTTTGGATTAAAGGGCAAACTTTACAAAAAAACCAAATAGACTATTATTTAGAACCTAAAACTTATGAAATAGAAAAAATTAAATATAGAATGGTAAAATCTCCTAATTGTGGAAATTGGTGTGGGTTTTCATTTAATGCTGGTTTAAGGCGTTTATTAGATTATAAAAAAATGTTCCCACAAGGCTATGGTATATTTCATAATAGTGAGACTCCTTTTTTATCTGAATCTAATTGTAATACTGAAGCTTTAAAATTTAATTATAGAGCTTGTCAATTATTAGAAGGTTATTGTGATGCTGTTCAAGGAGAATCTACTTATAAATAAAAAAAAAATTAAATTATGACAAATATTAGAAAAACAGGTTATTGGGATGGAATAACTGCACATAATCATCATGTTCATAGTCAAGAATTAAGTAATTGGATTTGTGAATTTTTAAAAGGTCAAGAAGAAACTACAATTATAGATTTTGGTTGTGGTCTTGGTAATTACTTAAAAGATTTAGAAAAAAATAATTTTAAATCATTACTAGGAATTGAGGGCGATCCTCCGATTAGAAAAATATTTAATAAAATTATTCAACAAGATTTGACTAAAGATTTTTCTTTATTAACACATTTTGGAAATGTTATTAGCTTAGAAGTAGGAGAACATATTCCAAAAGAATATCAAGACATTTATATAGAGAATATAACAAAGTATTGTAACAATTATTTGATTATTTCTTGGGCTGTAAGAAACCAACCTGGTCATGGTCATGTTAATTGCTTAGATAACGATGAAGTTATCTCTATCATAGAAAATAAAGGATTTAAGTTTTTAAAAGATTCAAGTCAAGAAGCTAGAAATGTAATTCAAGAAAATACTCCTTGGTTTAAAAATACAATTATGATATTTAAAAAAATTAAATAATATGACAACTCAGAAAATAAAAGAAATATTATTACCTTTTTTAGAAAGAAGAGAAAATATCCAATTATACAATATTAAACAATTAGTTTTATTGTATGAACATTTATATAAGTTAGAGTTTAATACTAAAATTAAAAATAGAGTTAATGAATTTTTAGAATTATTAACTACAAAAATTGTAGAAAAAGACGGTATACAAGTAAATAGTTCTATGCTTAAATATTTTATTGTTACTTGCCTAGAAGAAATCAATAAAAAGCTTACAATTACAGAAGTTCAAAAGGTAAAATATCAAATTCATCCTTATACTAGAGAAAAAATAGCTTTCAATGATGTATTAGCTTATAATATAACAATAAATTAAAATAGAAAATATGGATATGTCAATATTTTGGAAAGAAATGATAGAAAGTGGGCTTAAAATATTAATGATATTTGGGTTTTTAGCTTTCTTAGCTTATGCTACACAAGGAGATTTTAGTGAAGAAAATAAGAAAAACACGAAAAACAAAAATAAATAAATACTATGCCAAATTGGTGCAATAACTTTGTCTCTTTTTTTGGAAAAGAAGAAGATTTAATAAAATTACAAGAAGTTTTTTCAGAGATGATTAAACAAGAAGAAATAACAAATGAAGGTCAATTACCAGAATTTGCTAAAATATCAGAACAATTAGATTTAAATAGATGGTTTTTCGGTTTATACAACAATAGTGATTTTTGCTATACATTTGAGACACGTTGGGCTCCTAATACTTTAAATTTAGTTGCTATTGCAGATCATTTTAATTTAGAATTTGAATCTGAATATGAAGAAGGTGGAAATTTAATTTATGGAAAATCATTTTATAAAAATAAAATACTAGAAGAATTAGATTTAGATAGATCTGATTTATTACAAATCACTTGGATAGAAGATACAGAGGAAAAAGATGAATATTATTTATATCAAGGAGAAAAATATGAAAATGATAATGAAATAAAAGAAATTATTTGGGATAAAAAATTTAAATCATGAAAAACAATATTAAAGGATTGATTTACTTACTAATAAGTTTTACAATATTTGGACTAATATTAGTAGGAGAAGTAAAATGTATAATTAAAGCTGTTAGATGTGATTGGGATCCAATAGGAAAAGCAGAAATCTTTTATAGTTTAGGAGCTATAACAGGAACAGGATGTATAATAGGTTATATAGATATAGAAGATTCTAAAAAGAATTTAGAATAATGACTCTAGAAGAAGAAAATAGGGAAATTTTACAAAAAGAAGCTGAAGAGATATGGTTTAAAAATAATTGTCAAGGAACAATAGCAATTTCGGTAGGAGGAGGTAAAAGTTTCATTGCTATGAAAATCCATAAAAAGTTACATTTTATTGGGATGAAAGTTTTATTAGTTACTCCTACTATTATTCTTCATAAAGAAAATTGGAGAATTGAGTATGAAAAATTTGGAAGAATTGATTTATACTATGAATTAGATAGATGTTGTTATGTTTCTTTAGGAAAATATAATCCAAATGACTATGATTTAATTATTTATGATGAACTCCATAACATATCTGAAGCTAATATAGATGAATTTGTACAAAATACTAATCCTGAAAAAACTAAAGTATTAGGATTAACAGGGACTCCTCCTAAAAAGGGAGATAAAAAAGAATGGTTTGACAATTATTTTCCTGTAATTTACTCTTCCACAATAAATGAAAGTGCAGGTAAAATAGTAAATGAATTTAGATTAAATATTGTTCTTATGGAGTTAGATCCTATAAATAAAAATATTTTAAGTGGATCTAAAGCTAAACCTTTTTACAATACAGAAGCAAAAGTATATGAATATTTAAGTAATAAAGTTATAGCTTGTCAAGAAAGAGGAGATTATAAAGGAGTTCAATGGGCTTCTTTAACTAGAAAAAGATTTTTAGAAGATTTAGATTCAAGAATTATTACAGCTAAAAAAATAAAAGATAAATATCTTTTAAAAGAAAAAGCAGTAATATTTGCACCTACTATTTTAAAAGCAATTGAATTATGTCCAAATGCTATTCATTCTGGAGCAAAAAATAAAAAGATTCTTGAAGATTTTTTAGAAGACAGAATAAAACTTATTTCTTCTGTAAGAATGTTGAATGAAGGAATAACTCTTCCAGGACTTACTTCTGGATTAATATGTAAACTAGATTCAACAAATAAAACTATTTTTCAACAAATAGGCAGAATGTTAAGAAATCCTGGAAAAATAAGTGAAATTTATCTAATTGTTTTTAAAAATACTGTAGAAGAAAATTATTTGAGAGAAATATTAACTCAAATTTCAAAAGAAAGAATTAATTATATAAACTTAAAAGACTTATAAAATGAGAGAAGAAGATTTAGTGATTGGTATGAAAGTAAAAATACCTAAAACAAAAAGTGTTTATGGGCCAATTTCTACTAGTATTATAATTAAAAGGGCCTTAGAAGCTAACCAAGACTATTTATATTTTGCTGGAATAGAGGAAGATGATGGTTGTATTTTACTAGATAATGAGAAAAATACTCATAATGGAGATTTTTTCTTATTACAAGATATAGAACTTTATGAAGAAGAAAAACCAAAAGAACAAGAATTAATTAAAAATCCTATGTATACGATTAAAGAGTTAGAAGAAAGAAAAGATTTGGTTATTTATTTAGATTCTCAAGAAGAATTTAATAAACTTAAAACAATAACAAAAAAATTAACCATTCATTATTATGGTAAACACTGTTACTCTTTGTATAAACGCAATTATTCTGCTGAGAGTAATAAAAACAATGCAAAAGGTTATGATGATGTTAACATTATAGTAATAGATCAAATAAAAGAACTAAATATGGAAGAAAAAGAACAAACTAAAGAAATTATTGGTTATAAATTAATTAAACCAGAATATTTTGAAGCAGCTTCAATGATTGTATTCGGTAATAAGGCTGGATCTGTTTTATGGAGAAACAATAAGGTTGAAAATCGTATTTGTCATATAGATAAATTAAAAAAAGCAGGAGTACTAGATTTATGGTTTGAACCTGTATTTTTTGAAGAAGAAACTTTTAAAATAGGAGATTGGGTTTCTTTTTATAGTGAAAGTAGAAGCAAAATTATTACTTCTCAAATTAAAGATTGGACTGCTCACAGTTACTGTAAATTAAAAAATGGATCAGAACCTTTTAAATCTCTTATTAGGAAAGCTACTCCAGAAGAAATTAAAAATGTTACTGAGGTTGTTATTGTTCTATCTAATAATCATAAAGTGACTATTGGGATATATAAAATTATAGCTTCAAATAGAGAAATAGATTTTAAGAGTATTAAAAAACTAATGGAACCTTTAGGAACATTAGGGAATACCTCTTGGACTATTAATATAGAGTCAATTAAAATTGGTTGTTGGGAAAATGTAACTAGAAAAGATTTACAATTGATAATAGATACTTATGAAGAAATAAATGGTTAAATTTGTTTTATGGCAAATTATATTATAACAAAAACTCCTCAATTTTTTAGTAAAATTGGGGAGTATAATTTCTGTAATTTGGAAGATATGATATTACCTTCTACTGTAAGTTTAGATTCCGAAACTACATCATTAAAGCCTATATTAGGAGATATATTTGCTATTCAAATAGGAACAGGTACAAATAACTATTTAATACATTGTTATGATAATAATTATCAGCCAGAAAATGTAATTCCTTATTTAAAAGATAAGACTCTCATAGGCCATAACTTTACTTTTGATTTAGGTTTCTTTTATAAATATGGTTTTTATCCAGATAAAGTAAAAGATACTTTCATTGCTTCCAAACTAATGAATAATGGTAAAGCATATAAAAGAAATGACTTCGGTACTGTTATGGAAGAACATTTAGGTATTTATTATGATAAATCTGACCAAAAGAATATTAATAAAATTAAATTATCTACTTCAAAATCTATTGAATATTGTTTTAATGATGTAGATAGATTATTAGAATTACATTCTGTATTAGAAGAAAAGATAATTAAAGGAGGTTACAAAGGAACTTACGATTTACATTGTGAATATATCAAAGCACTTGCTTATATGGAACAATGTGGAGTACCTTTATCTGAAGATCAATGGTTAAAAAAAATAGTTTTAGATAAAGAAGTATTAAAAGAAAGAGAATTAATCATAAAAGATTATATTTTAGAGAATTTACCTAAATATAGGTATGGTCAATTAGATTTTTTTGATCCTACTCCTAAATTAACTGTAGAAATAACTTCTCCACATCAAATGATTAAAGTCTTTGAAGACTTAAAAATAAATGTACTAGATGATGAAGGTAAAAAATCTATTTCAGAGAAAATTATAAGAAAAACTAAACATGAATTTGTAGATATTTGGTTAGAATATCAATCAGCTAAGCACGATGTAACCACCTTTGGTCTAAATATTTTAGAAAAAGTAATTAATGGTAGAATTTATACTAGCTATAATCCTATTTTAGATACCGGTAGAATTTCTTCTAGAAAAGGGGATGTTAATACTTTAAACTTTCCTGCAAATAAAAGGACTAGAGAATGTGTAGAAGCTAAACCTGGGTATAAAATTATAGTAGCAGACTATGATGGTCAAGAAACCCGCACAGGAGCTGATATTACAGGAGATGAAGCTATGATTGAATCTATTATAGATAATAAAGATCTTCATTGTGCATTTGCAAGAGTTTTATATCCAGAATTAGCAGAGTTATCTGATGAAGAAATAATTAAAGATCATAAAAAAGAAAGAAATGCAAGTAAGGCCCCAAGATTTTGTTTAAACAAAATTTGTTTTAAAATTAAAAATGTTGTATATTGTCTTATAAACTAGAGACATGCAAAATAGATTACCAGAATTATTAGAAGACTATGAGAACAAAATTTACACTAAAGATCTTCAAATAAAATACAATTTAAGTTATACAAAACTTACAAAAATCCTAAAAGAGAATAAAGTTTATAAAAAAAATAACTCTTTAAGTTATCCTGATGAGATACCAGAATTTATTAAAAATAATTATATGACAATGGCTAATATAGATATTGCAAAAAAATTAAATATAAATGAAGACTGGTTAAGAGTTATTGCTAAAAACCTTGGTTTACCTCTTAAAGGGAGTGGTTGGAAATACTCTCCTGAAATAGATAACATAGACTTTAATGCTAAAGAATTTTCTTATTTTTTAGGATGGCTAGCTTCAGATGGAAATATTTCTAAAGATTTTAGAACTATAAAATTAGCTATAACTGATAAAGAAATAATAGATAGATTTATAAAATATTTCAAAACAGGATCTATTTATTTACAAACTTTTAAAAGAAAAAAAACTTTATATAGTTATTGTATATTTTCTAATGAATTAGGTAAAAAATTTGATTTACTAGGGATTACTCCAAATAAATCTCGCTCTCTAAGCATAAAAAAAGAATTATGGAATTCACATTTTTTGAGAGGAGTTTTTGAAGGAGATGGACATGTAAGAAATACTTTAAATTCTAATGGAACCAAAAGGTATGAAGCAGGGTTTGCATCAGGAAGTAAATCTTTTACAGAACAATTAGAATGTTATTTAAAGGAAAATAATGTAAAATGTGTAGTAGTAAAAGAAAAAAATGTTTATAGGGTTAGAATATCTGGAAAAGATAATCTAAGAATATTCTATAAATTATTGTATACAGATTGTGGTAATTGGTATTTAAAAAGAAAAAAACAAATTTTAGACCTATTATTCAGTAATGAATAATTAGAATTCCGTAAATTGTCTGGAAAAGCCTGGAGAGGTCAATCAGCAGCCAAGCTTTGTAGAAATACATTGAAGGTTCAACGACTAGTGTAAGGAGTCTTAACAAGTAAAGTTGAAGATAGTAAAACACCACGAAAACGGAACACCCTACATTTTGAGGGTGATGATATAGTCTGAGCTGCATTATAACTAGGAAAAAAATGCAGAATCTAAGGATAAAGAGCCTTAGAGATAACAAAACTGTCCAATTTGGAGGTACAGGATACACTTTAGCTTTAAATGAAAATTTACCTATTAAAGAAGGTATGAGAATTGAAAGTTTATTTAAAGACCTCCATAAAGGTATTTATGCTTATGGGGATGAAAAAATAAAAGAAGTACTTAAATTAGGTTACATAGAATCTACATTAGGTTTTAAACTTCATTTACCTTTTTTTGATAAATTTAAATCTCTAGAAGTTTCAGTAGCTAACTTTAATAAAAAAGATTGGGAAATGTATAGGGAAGGTAAAGAAGAATATTTAAAAAGAAAAGAGGCTATTAAAAATAAAGAGAAATATAAAATAATTAATAAAAATTCTTTAGATTTTTATGTTAATAATAAAAGTATTATTTCTCAATTCTTTAAATTAAAATCTCAATATTATAGATTAACTTTGAATAATCCTACGCAAACGACTTCCGCACATCAAACAAAAAGAGCAGCTTGTTTATTATTTAATTTTATTAAAGAAAAAAACCATCTAGGAAGAGTTAAAATTTGTATTATTCCTCATGATGAATTTGTTCTAGAAGTAGAAGATGAATTGGTTTCTCTTTATGTGGAGAAATTAGCATATTTTATGAAAAAAGGAGGAGATGAATTTATAAATAATCCTCTTATTAAGATGAGTGCAGAAGCCCATGCAAATTTAAATTGGTATTTAGCAAAATAATTTTAAACATATGAATTACAAACAATTAACCAAGCTTATTAAACACCCAGATATAAGTGTAGTAGAATATTTTCTATTACTAAATATATATTATAATCAAGAAGAAGAATTTTTAAAAGATAATTCTTATAATAGAAAATTTCAGAATTTAAGAGAATTAGGTTTCTTAGCTCTAAATAATAAATTAACATTAGAAGGTAAAAATCTTATAGAATTTGAAATAGGTAAATCAGATTTTCTTAAAAAAGAAGAAACAGTTAAAGAAAAAATTCCAGAAAATTATTTTGATAATTTACATACAAAGTTACAAGATAAATTATATAATCTTACAGGTAAAAAACAAAACATGTTACAAGGTAAATATGCTTTCCTTTGTAATAAAAGTGATTTACAAAAAAGATTAGCTAAAGTAATTAAGGATTATAAATTAAAAGACTTAGATAAAATAGAAAAAATATTATTAAACTATGTAACTAAATGTGTAGTAACAAGATTTGATAAAGTACATTTAATTCAATATTTTATTATAAAAGATGGAAATAGTATATTAGCTACTATTTATGAGAATTATGAAGAAGAAGAAATTGATAATAAAATTTCTACATCAAAATCCGGGATATATTTAATTTAAGAAATGAATATTTATGAAGATATAAAAAAAGAAGTTCAATTAGGACTTATAGGAAGGAATAATACTATTCCTTTTCCTATAGAAGGTTTAGAAGATTTCTTAGAAATAGCTAAAAATACAATGACAGTTGTAGGAGGAGCCACAGGATCAGGAAAATCAACTTTTACAGTAGAGATATTTATAACAGGATTGATAGCATGGTATTTTAGAAATAAAAATAAACCTGATTTTAATATGAAACTTTCCATAATGTATTTTGGAATGGAAAGAAAACAAGTCATGTTAACAGCTAAAATGTTAAGTAGATTTATTTTTGAAATAGAAGGTGTAAGTATTGTTCCTAAAAAAATATTAGGTAGATCTAAATATAAACTTACGGAAGATGAATTAGCATTAGTAAATAAACACACTGAAATATTTAAAAATTGGCATGATGATGATTTATTTATGTGTACAGAAGGAAGTAAAAATCCTACAGGTATATCTAAATATATAGAAGATTTTGCTAAAAGACATGGTAAAATAGAAGAATCTAAAGTAAAAGGCCCTTTAGAAGAAAGAAAATATATTCCTAACCATGATAACCATCTAGTAATTATTATAACAGATCACTTAGCCATCTTAAAATCAGAGAAGGATGAAACTGGACAAAAAAAGAATAGATTGGATAAATTTTCTCAAACGATGAGATTAGCTAGAGACCTTTATGGGTACTCTCCGGTCATAGTACAACAATTGAATAGGGGAATTTCTGATATAAATAGATTGAAATTAGGAGATATTATTCCGAAGTTATCAGATTTTGCAGATACTTCAGATACTCAAAATGATAGTGATGTTGTAATTGCTTTATTAGATCCTTGGAGAGTTTTAGGGAATGATGCAGATGAAGATGTAATGAGATATAAACTCCGCCAATTAAGAGATGAAAAAGGAAAGAAATATTATAGAAGTATGCACATATTAAAGAATACATATGGGACAGATGGAATATCAATTCCTTTAGCTTTTCATCCTGTTTTTGGTATTTTTAAAAAAATGCCTAAAGTAGCAAGCGAAATGACAGTAGAAGATTATAATTCTATTACTTCAGAAGAATTCTTTTTAAATTAAAAAATTAAAACAAATAAATCAAAAATTATGTATTCAGAAGACAATTTAAATTCAGGAAAAGCTGATATGATCCATTCATTAATTATGGAAACAGCAGATGATATTGCATCACATAAACTAGAATTAACATGGGATCAGAATAAAAAAATAGTAGTAGAAAATGAAGAAGGAGTTTTAATATATACAGAAGAAGCTCAAGAAGAATTTAATGAATTCTATGATGAAGAAATCACTAAATTATATAGTCTAATAAATAGTATTATTGAAATACATGATAAAAATTAAAATAACAATATGAGTAAATTTAAATTACCAGATGAAATAACAAAGTCTGAAGGAAAAAATGCAAGAGATTTAGTAATAATAGCTATGCCAAAAATGGGAAAAAGTACTATTTTTGGTAAATTCACCGAAGAAAATAACGCATTAATTCTATCCTTAGAAAAAGGGGGTTATGAATTTATTAATGCTAGAAAAATGGAAATTTATCCAGAACAAGATGTTAGTATTGAAGAAGGATTTAATAATTATATAGAAATAAGAAATTTATTGTTAAAAGAAAAAAATAAGTATAAACATCTTCTTGTAGATGGATTATCGGATTTAGATAGTTTATCTGAAATAGGAGGTACTTATGCTTATATGAATAGTATTATAGGTAAAAAGTTTAATAGAGTAGGTAACAAAGAAGGGGGGGATATTTTAAGCTATAATGATCCTAGCTTCAAATCTGTGCTTACTTTACCTGATGGAGCTGGTTTTAGCCATACTAGGTCTTGGTTTCTACAACAAATAGAATTTTTTAGACAAATATCCCCTTATAGAATTTACGCAGCACACGTTGCTGATAAATATATTAGAGATAGCCTAAAAGACGAAGTTGTAGGTTCTGAAATTCTTTTAACAGGAAAATTAAAAAATATTTTTGCATCAAAAGTTACAGCTTTAGCAAAATTAAGTGCAGAAGATAATAAAAGATTTCTTAACTTTGATGTAGAAAATGATAGTATTATTGCTGGCAGTAGAGATCCGAAATTAAAAGGTAAAATTTTAATTTCAGATAAAAATGAAGAAGGAAATATTATAACTCATTGGGATAAAATTTATAAATAAAAATTAAAAACAACTAAATAAATAAAAACAAACTATGAAAATTATTCAAAACGCAGAAAGTAGTTTCACTAAGAAATTGTATGTAGGAACAGGAGAAGTTAAAGTATTAGCAGTTAATCCTACACAAAAAGAATTAGATAAAATCCTAAATAGAGAGTATTCAGAAGATAGAGAAGAATTAGAATATACTAAAGATGTAGAAGCAAAATATACTCTTGATGGAGAAGAAGAAACTATTAACACTACTAGATTATTTGTAGATTTTTGGGTACAAGAAGTTACTACGGATGTAATTACTAAGATTAGATTTATGCTTACTAATGTTCCTAGATATAATAAAGAAGGTACAAAACAACAATATATTAACCAAATAGGTCAAACTGCTTGGGCAAATGTTGATGATGAGAGTTCATTAGCTGATTGGTTTACTAAATTTACTATAAAAGATAAATTTACTAAAGAAACAACTAGTACTATAGATAAAACTTTTAGACCTTGTATGAGAGGAGAAGATGAATTATATGAATTTTTGACTAAATGGTCAAATTTAAATATTTGGGATTCTAATTCTTATATTTTAGTAGATAATATTAAAAAATTCTGGAAAGGAAATATGAGTGAAATTGAACCTCTTATTCCTATGCTAGAAGATAGAACAGTATTGGGCCAATTTGGAGTAAGAAGTGTATTAAAAACTAATGATGATGGGGAAGAGGAAACTGTTGAATATCAATCAATATTTACTAAAAGTTTTGCACCTGGTAGTTCTATTAAAGATTTCAAATTTCATCAACAAACTGGTTTTAGAAATCTAGAAAAAGCAAAATATACTTATGATCTTAAAAAATTCATATCAAGTATTTTTGAAGGAGAATATAATTTTAAAGATTATACAGTTAAAGATTATTTCCAAGAATATAATCCAGATGACAATGTATTAAATTCAGAGTCAGCTGTAACCTCTAGTCAATCTAGTATGAGTTATTAACAGTAAATTTGAAGGCTCTTATTAATTTAAGGGCCTTTTTTTTTTTATTCACAAATTTTAATAATGTGATGCAGAACTTAGCCCATTTAAATACCCGAAGTGTAAAGGGATTTCACAATTTCCATCTGACTTTATAGCATGATACAAAAAGCGATGGACATAGATACTTCAAAATGCGAAATTAATTATACCGATACAAGTATAAAATTGAACGAAATACCATTTCCGTTACAAAGGCAAATGCCTTACAGAGATGGTATAATTACCTTAATGATTGACTACGGTAAACTTGGGAAACAAATGTATTGTTGGACTTGGAATGAACATAATGAATGGTTTAAAAAATAAAAAAGTGATGGGGAGAATAAATTATATGAATCGCAAAACGATGTGTGAAGATTGTATGTGTGTAGTATGTAATTGTCATTTAGGACGCAATAACGATTACCGAAAAGGGTTATTTTCTAAAATAGAACCAACAATACAAAACATGAACTCAATTGCAGAGTTTAATAAGATAGTTATGAACTATAAAAAAATGATTAAATTAGAAAACAATGGAAAATAAACTACCAGCAAATTGCCCTTATTGTGGAGAATTGGTAAACTACTTAAATCATAAACATCACTTGTATATGTATTGTAATGATGAAAAACCAAAAACACTCCTTGAAGGAGTAGAAAAATTTAAAGAAAAGCACGGAGCTATTTTTGAAAATAAAAGTTATATGGAATTAAAACAAGATGATGAAAAAGAAGCATTATTAACCGATTTTTTAAATTGGTATATAAAAAGATATACTGATGATGCAAAAGATGATATACAATATTTTACAGATGCAACAGGGCTTCAAATACCAATAGGTATGATAATTGAACATTATTTAACAAGAAAAGAAGATTTAATATGAACACAGGAAATATGTCAAATGACGAAGCAAAATCAATAGGTAATTTTATTGATAATCTTAATAATATTGAACAAAGACTAAAAAAAATACAATACAATAATGATGTGTTTTTAGATAATCAAGAATTTTTACAAGTAATGAATATCAGTAAAAGAACTGCTCAAATTTGGAGAGATAGTGGTATAATATCATTTTCACAAGTAGGTGCAAAAATTTATTACAGATTTTCAGATATAGAAGAATTATTAAATAAAAACTATAAAAAAGCAATAAAATGAAAACCCCTTTACAAGAAGTTATTTTAAAACTTCAAAAATTTATCCAAGACGAAATTGAGTATAAAGGAGATTGGGAAATTCCTTTTGAGAATGCCAAACATTTAGCAATAGAAAAATTACAATACGAAGAAAAGATATTTATGAAGTTTTTTGTTGCTGGTATAATGCTTGGAAAACAAGATAGTGATTTTGATTTAGATGAAGAATTTAAAAAATTTATCAATAAAAATTTTACCAATTAAAAGTGCGTTGGCTTTTTTCTTTTTGTTTTTCCTTCACGGAACTTCAATTGGAAACGGTCAGCAAGGCATTGCATTTAACGGTTGCGTGTATGGGAAGTGGCACTTGCACAAACTTGAAA